TTTAAAGTTTCAATAGAACCTACACTTACAGAAGAGCAACGTAAAAAATTACCAACTGTACCAGAAAAAGGTGACTTCAATATAAAGGAAGTTTTACAGTCTGAGTTCTTTTTTGCGTAAATTAACCCACTAGTAGGTTGATTAGTACCCCTATTAGAACCAAAGGAATAATTATGGACTTTGAGTATCTTCCTATGGATGAAATTGTCGAATTACAATCCAAAGGAATAATAACAAGCGACAATAAAATCAACAACAACGAGGAAAACAATGGCGAACAATTATACAAAGATTGTGACACCGGTTGGACTTGCTCAGTTTCCGTGGTTAACAACTGCTGATACTAAGTTTGGTGAACCAGGTGACTACAAAACCAATCTAGTTATAAAAAAAGAAAATTGCAAAGATGTTATTAAAAGCATTGATGAAGCAATTAAGGAAAGTCTTACTCTTGCAAAAGAGAAGTCTAAAAGTAAAGAAATAAAACAAGCTAGTTTACCATATCATGATGAACTAGATGAAAAAGGCGACCCTACTGGGAACGTTGTATTTAAATTTAAATGCAAAGCAGTAGTCACTATGAAAACTGGTGAAACGTTTGAAAACAAACCCGCAATATTTGACGCTAACGGCATACCCGCAAAAGACGTTAATGTGTGGGGTGGTTCGGAACTTAAAGTAAGTGCTGAATTAATTCCGTATTATACTTCTATGGTGGGTGCGGGAGTCTCAATGAGACTTAGAGCTGCCCAAGTTATTAAACTTGTCGAGGGTGGAAACAATTCAACTGGATATGGCTTCAAAAAAGAAGAAGGCTTTGCAGTTTCAGAAACCCAGGAGTTTGATAATGAGACACAACCAGTGGTGGCCCAAGAAGACGACTTCTAAATACAGGTCGGGCCTTGAAGAACAAATAGCAAGGCAATTGACATATTCAAAAATTAAATTTGAGTATGAAACAAAAGTAATAAAATATATCAAACCAGAAAAGTCACATAGGTATACACCTGATTTTGTTTTAACAAAAAAAGATGGAAGCCTTATGTACATTGAAGGTAAAGGTAGATTTTTAACGGCTGATAAGCAAAAACATATTTTAGTTAAGAAACTTTATCCAGATTTGGATTTAAGATTTGTCTTTTCTAATTCACAAACTCGCATATCCAAACTGTCTCGTACGACATATGCTATGTGGTGTCAGAAACATGAATTTAAGTATTCTGATAAGTACATACCAAAAAGTTGGATAGCAGAGATAAAATAGTGTATACAAACAACGGGGTAAGTTCATAGCTTACCTTTTCTGTAGGCCCTTAGATTAACGTCTAGGGGCCGTTTGTTTTTAAGCCAAAAATTTATAGAGGAATATCAATATGGAAAATAGTGAATTTCTGTATCACGCTCCTTGTATCGAATGTGGCAGTAAAAATAATGTAGCTGTTTATTCAGACCTACATGGCCATTGCTTTGGTTGTGGTCATTATTATTCAACATACGAAAAACAAGAGGTGGCTATGGAAACAACAAATAAAGAATTAGTTCAAGGAGAATGCAAACCTTTAATTAAAAGAAAAATAAATAAAGAAACTGTTGCCAAGTTTAATTATCAAACTGGTAAACACAATGGTAAGAACGTACAAATTGCAAACTACTACGACAAAAATAATAAATTAGTTGCACAAAAATTACGTTACCCAGACAAATCCTTTCAATGGATTGGTGATAGTAAGAACGCTGTATTGTTTGGACAAAACTTATGGCGTAACGGTGGAAAAACTGTGGTCGTTTTTGAAGGTGAAATAGATTGTATGAGTTTATCTTCTCTTCAAAATAACAAATGGCCCTGTGTTTCTATTAAGACTGGTAGTCAAGGTGCTAAGAAAGATTTACAACAGCAACTCGAATGGTTAGAAAAATTTGAGTCTATAGTTTTAATGATGGATTCTGATACTGCGGGAAAAAACGCAGCTCAAGAATGTTCTAAAATCTTTACACCTGGAAAATGCAAAATTGCAACTCTTCCACTCAAAGACGCTAACGAAATGTTAGTACAAGGTAAGACAAAAGAATTAATAGATTGTATGTGGGGTGCTAAAGCCTACAGACCAGACGGTATAATTTCTGGTGAAGAAATTTATAATACATTAGTTAAAGAAGATACAAACCAAACTATTCCATATCCATTTGAATGTTTAAATACAAAAACAAAAGGAATGAGAACTGGTGAACTGGTTGTAATAACTAGTGGTACGGGCCAAGGTAAATCACAATTATGCAGACACATAGGACACCACCTAATTAAACAAGGTGAGAGCGTTGGTTACATTGCATTAGAGGAAAGTGTTAAACGAACTGCACTTGGTATCATGTCAATAGACGTTCAAAAACCATTACACTTAGATAGGAAAATTATAGACGATGACACATTTAAAAATAGTTTTAGTTCAACAGTGGGTAGTGGCTTGTTGTATCTATATGACAGTTTCGGTTCAACCGAGTCTGAAAATTTGTTATCCAAAATTCGTTATCTTGCTAAAGGTCTTGGTGTACGTTGGGTTATTCTTGACCACCTTAGTATTGTCGTTTCTGGATTAGAAACTTACGATGAACGTAAACTAATAGACATCACTATGACTAGACTAAGAAGTTTAGTTGAAGAGACTGGTATTGGTTTAATTTTAGTATCACATTTAAGAAGACCCGAAGGTAACAAAGGTTACGAGGATGGTATTCAAACATCACTAAATTCTCTTAGAGGAAGCACGGCCATAGCGGGTCTTGCAGATTGCGTTATTGGATTGGAAAGAAATCAAAACGATGAAGAGAATAAAAAATTCACAACAGTACGTGTGTTAAAAAATAGACACACAGGTGACACGGGCAAGTGTGGAACTTTGTTTTTTAATGAGGACACAGCGTGTCTCTTAGAAACAAAGGAAAGAAATGACTTCTAAACCAATAACAAAAAGAAAACGAACATTAAAACTAAAACAAGTTTGGTCGCTCACTGCTGAAATACAAACAGCAATGAAATGGGCAAAAGCTAATCCAGATTGTGACGTTATTTTAGGACTTCCAAATCGGCAATATAAAGAAGTTGCTGAGTCTGTTCTAAATCAAATGTCAATCTTGGATGAAGCTGCATGTCGAGTCCAAATAGAATTAACAACATTACATTAATTATGAAATTACCAACAATAAATAAAAAAATATTAAACGCACCATTCGTCTCTTTATATTGGAAAGATATAAACGGTACTGCTGAGTGGTTAAATTTAAAAGAAGCTGTAAATAGTAAAGTTACNATTTGTATTTCAAATGGTTGGCTTATTAGAGCAGACAAAGAATTACATATNCTTGCTGCGGATGTNAATTTTAATTCAGACGGTACTTTAGGTGACGTAGGTAACGTCACAACTATTCCAACAGTAAATGTAATTAAAATAAAGAAGATTAAAATATGAAATATGTTTTCGATTTAGAAAGCAATGGATTATATAATGAGGTAAGTACTATTCACTGTATTGTTTTAAAAGATATAGACACTAATAAAATAATACAAGTTGATGTTAATGAAGCTTTAAAATTATTATCTGAAGCTGAATTAATAATAGGACATAACATTATTAAATATGACATTCCTGTTCTAAAAAAATTATATGGATTTAAAACTAAAGCAAAAGTTTTTGATACATTAGTTGCTACACGACTAATCTGGTCTGACTTAACAGACTCAGATATGAAACGTGTACATACAATAAATTATCCTAGAAGTTTAGTAAACCGACATAGCCTTAAAGCATGGGGCATAAGATTAGGAAATTATAANCAACAAATAGACACGGACTGGTCTGTGTTTACTCAAGAAATGTTAGAGTATTGNATTCAAGATGTAGAAGTTACACACACATTATACCAAAAGATTTTGGGTCAAAAAATTTTCAACGAATCTTTGGATATAGAACACGCTGTGGCCGAATTAATAAGTAGGCAAGAAATATATGGTGTGATGTTTGATAAAGAAAAAGCAACAAAGTTATACGCTGAGTTGTCTAGCGAACGTGACACTATCAAACAAGAAATGGAAGAAACTTTTAAGCCTATAACTATTAAAAGAGTTTCTGAAAAGACTGGCAAACCATTAAAAGATAAAGTGGTAGAGTTTAATCCATCTAGCCGTAGACAAATAGCTGACAGATTAAAAAC